AGAACTTCTGGTTCTGGTTCAACATAGGTTTCAACTTTTGCTTTTGGTGCAGCTTTTTTAGCCGCGGGTGTTTTTGCTGTTGCCATGATATAATATAATTAAATAAAGGTAATAATTACCCCCGCCACAAGGACGAGGGTAATATTAAATTAATGCTTATGCGTTAATTGTTTTCTTCAACAATACGAAGTTGTTGGCTGCTTGAGTACACATTGTACGCTCTGAAAGCATGTGTACGTTCATTTCATCAGCATCGCTAGTGTAATTTCCACCAACTGAGCCAGTAACCCAAGACTTCATACGACGATCGTCTGCTTCAGAAGCACGGTAACGAACGTGTAAGAAAGGACGTGAGATGTTCTTGCCTAATTGTTGGTCATAAACAGTAGAAGTACCTGCAGGAACGATTACACCTTCAATGTCGCCGATAGATCCGCGAGTAGTTGAATCGTTCAAGTATTTCCAGTCAGTCTTGTAGAAGTCATAAGAACCACGACGGAATCCAGAGAAACCTAAGTTCAATGCCATATCTTCAGAGTTGTCAAATACACCGTAAGATGTACCACCAGCTCCGTAAGAATTCTGTGCAGCAAGCATGTTGTCGATAGACAAAGAAGTTGCGCGATCCAAGAACATCATGTTCTCTTCAATAGCACCTTGCTTATCAAGCTCAGAAAGAATAGTATCAAACTCACCTAGCCCGTTAGCACCGCCAAAATCAGCGTTGTTGTAAACCAAGCCGCGCTCTTCCAATACAGAGAACAAACCTTGAGTACCCTGTAGATTCGTTCCGGAAGCATCGGCAAAACCGCGAACACCATCACCATCTACTTGTGCTACTTTTTCAGACTCAACCATAGACATTTCTAGGTAGTCTTCAAAACGCAAGCGAGACTCATGCTCAGACTTCAGGTACCACATGTAACCAGAGGTTCCAGCTTCAGTAGTTACTTCAACCCAACCGATCTGTGCTGTGTCAGAGCCGTTAACGCTATACTTGTCACGTAAGATAATAGGCTGGTTAGAAAAATGATTAAACGAAGCGTCTAATGAGTTACCAGCGTTTACAGATCCTTTACCATACTCAGAGCCGTATACGAATAGACTTAAGTCAGTGTCTCCGCGTAATGCAGCGGGTACCAAAGCATCAGATGTATCGTACACTTTAATAGCAGCTGTTTGAACTGTAGCTGAAGTAGCTACAACGCTTACTACAAAAGCTTTAAAAGTGGTGATAGCTCCACCTGCAAGGCTTTGGCTAACTACTAGAGTCATACCTGGGCCAATCAAAGAAGGCTTAGCTGCAGTTTGAGCAATCAATAATGCAGTACCGCCTGCGTTAACTTCAACGTTATCGTAAGCAATGTGTAGACGACCTTGTTCAGACCATACTACTTGATCAGAGGCCATAGGCATCTCTGCTCCCACCATACGTAAGAATCCGCCGATCGTACGATTACCGTAACGCTCTACTTCTTTCTCGTATACCTCAGGAAGAAATTGTTGTGTAAAGTCCATCTCCCCTAATGGGATATAGTTGTCACCGAACAAGCCCTTAACAGGACGTGGTGTTAGGTGCGCTAAATTTGCCAGACTAGCTGGCGCTGTTGCAAATGCCATTTGTGTAAAATTTTAAATGGATTATTATTTTTTAAACTTAACCTTAAGCTTAGAGCTGTTAGTTCCACTGTCAACTGCGCGTATTTTCCACCCATTAGCCGCTGTTACTTCTTCGTGAACCCCTCTCGGGTTCATATCAACGTTTTTTGTGCGGGCCATACTATCCTTTACTGCATCGGCTTTGCCTTGCTCATAAAAGTGTTGTGCGACTTGATCAGCGTTCATTGCGGTGAACAGCGATTTATGGTAGCCTTTAGCATCCGACATTTCACCTTTTTCGTTCAAGAACTTCTTGATAAAGTTGTTAATGTCACCTTGGGTTTCCTTAACCTTGCCAGTGTCGTTAACTTTGAAGCGGTACTTCTTGTCTCCAACGTTGTAATCAAACCCTTGAAAACTTTCGTTGAATACTTTCGCGCTTTCGCGTTTAAACCTACTGGTTTGTTGTTCTGCAATTTTAGCAGCATCCTCACTCTCTTTTGTATAGCGACCAAAAAATTCAACCGCTTTTTGCTGGTCAGGGTTTAACCTGGACCCAGCCTTAATTTCATCGTAATATTTAGACTTTAAACTGTCTAAATGATCTTTAGCTTCCGACAGTGCGCGCTTGCGTTCTATCTTTTTCAAACGAACCTCACGTTCATCGTCAAGATCTTCGTCGTAAGCAAATTTGTCATTTAATAGAAAATCTATATCTTCTCTATCGTATGCTTTGTATTTTGTTTCGTAATATTCACGAAGCAATTGATCTTCGTTTAATTGCGAGTAGTCTGTATTAAGTCGTACGTAATCCTCTAAAGTACCGCCCGTCTCATCCATAAAATCAACAACTTTCTGAATGTTTTCAGGTAAGTTCGCGCCTGCTTTTGCGGATTCCTCAATTGCTGTAGCTACGTCTTCTTCAAGTTGTTCCGCTACCTCTTCGACTTCTTCGTCTGTAATCTCTTGCAGTGCGGACTCTTGTCCTACTACTTCTTCTTGAACAGGCTCTTCTTCTCTGGCAGGTTCTTCAACTGCTGCTTCGATGTTTTGCTCTGGTACTTCTTCGCTAACTGCGGGTTCGTCGCGTACAGGAACCTCATCTGTGCTTTGCTCTTGAACGGCATTAGCTTGCATGTTTACTTTGATAGTGCCATCTTCGTCGACGCCCACTACCGGATTGGTTTCTTCACTCATGATAAGATATTATAAAATTGTTATTACTATAATTACCTAGGTTCAAAGGTACCTAAGCCGAACCCTCCGCCAAGTATATCGTTTCCAGAGGATTCGAAATTTTTAGGTGGTGAGTCATTTTTTCTTTGATCAATCAACTCGCTTTGTTGAGTCGCTTGCATTTTAGTTCTTTCGTCTTTGCGATCTTCTTTTTGCGTCTCTTTAGACTTCTGGCCATCAACCTCAATGCCTTTAAGCTGCATGTTGTACTGGAACTCCAAAGCCATAAGCTCTTTCTTAAGCGCAACCTCCTGTTGCATTTTTTGCTGGTCGATCTGCGCTTTCATCTGCTCAAGCTGTGCCTTCGTTTGGAACAGTGCTTGGTCTTTTTGTACTTCAGCTTGTGCTGCAACCTGTTGTGCCTGAGCATTTGCTTGCGCTTGCGCTTGTATGTTTTGCTGCTGCATTTCCTGATCGCGCAATTGTTTTTGCTTTCTACGTAGTTTTAACAGCTGATTAGCTAGCTTTAGATTCTTAACTTCACGTATGTCAATTGCATCTGATAAGTCTATAAGGCCAGCGGATAGCGCGGTTTGTATGTTATTTTCTAGCATGCCTTTTTCTTCGTCATCTGGCGATAACTCTAGAACAATGCCGAAATCATGTAGATACAAATCGTTTAGCTCTTCCAACACACCTACGTTAAAACCACCTATTTTTTGAATAAACGCTTCTTTAGATGGGCTGTACTCAAGTATGTCTGATATCCTAAGCGATAAAGACTCTGCTGTGTCGGCTGTTAAAAACAACCCCGAGTCTAATATATGTCTTGTAGCTGTGTTTGAATTTGCTGCTGCTAATTTCTGCACACCAACTAATGCCCGCGCATCGGGGCTTGAACCATCACGAGCTTCATTAAGACCCGTTACATCACGGATCATTTGTAGGTAATAGTTGTATGTTTGAATTAATGTTTGTAGCTTCTGGCTGCCAGCACCGGTCTGTAACGGCTGAATAGGCACTTTACCAGGATTCATATCACCCTCTTGTGTAAATGATCTACCAATAACAGAACCCGTTTGGAAGAACATATTAAGCGCCTCTTGCGGATTGTAGTTTGTTCCGTTGCCTAAATCAATTTCAGCAAGACCGTCAGCATCCATATAAACACCGTCGGGCATCATCTTAGATAGGACCTGCTGCATCTTTAAATGGGTAAGCTGTACCATATCAGCAAAACCCGTACAACGGCTTACAATAGATTCAATACGACCCCTGTACATTCTTGGAGCTACAATGCTGTAATTCATTTTTACTTTATTGTAATCACTTTTAGGGCGTACCATATTTTTAGCCATACCCCATTTTAACAGCATACTAGGTCCTAATATCATAGCTCCCTCGTATAGCACCTCAAGCGAACGCGATGCTTTAGTAAATCCCTCTGAATCCGCTGGCGGATTAAATTGATCGTCTCTTGATATAGCTTTTAAGCCACCGGTAGCTGTGTCTTTTATTTTGTATACCTCGTTCATGTAGGTCTTGTAATTAAAATACAAAACCTGTACCGTATTAGAATCATAACCACGATCAGCGCCGTCATTAAATTGATTCCAAGAAGTTGTGTTATTATAAGACCCCGCTGCTTTTATTTTGTCAAGCTGAGCTTGGTCGAGTTGCGGGTATTGCTTTTTTAATTCGTTGATCGGTATGTTCTTAACTTCTCCAACATAGTATATGTCTTCAAAATAAGGAGACTCAGTGTAAGAGTAAACCAAGTTTGCTGGATCTACGTAGTCAATAACAACACCCTCAGATTCTGAAAATGTATTTTTTACCGCGCCGATACCGATGGTTGCTAAATCGTAATATACTCTTCTTTTAGCTAAATCATAATTGTTGCCATCAAACAAAGTATTAATCGCTATTTCCTCAGCTATTTCAATACCCTGTTTATAGCTTAGCTGCATATGCAACTCTAGCTCTTCTTTTGAACCCGGCAGATTTTCTTTATCATTTTCGTATAAGTTAATACCAAATGCTTCGGCCGCGTAGTCGTTAAGCTCCTGGGTTTGCATGTCTCTTATAATAGAGTCCATATATGCAGTGCGCTTTTCAACACCGTAAGGGTCTTGCGAATATGCTTTTACATCAAAAGATCTGTCTGCAATACCATTAACAACAATATCAACAAACTTAGATAGTATGGGTACAGGCTTCCAATCTAAATTAAGATAAGACAAATCGCCATTAACTGATAATTCATCTTTATATTTCTGTATCGGCTGTTCGCCTCTAGCATATAATCTTAACCCGTGAAAACTATTTTGATTGCTTTGAAATCTTGCGCTTCCTGAATTGCCGCTAAACCATTCGGATTGAATTGCTCTACCTACCTGGCGGCCATACTCAAATGACATCTTCTCCTGGTCGCTAGCAACCTGGCTAGGGAAAAAATTATTTACAACTGACTCAGCCATAGTTTTATTTTATTATTTTCGATATATCTCCGTCTTGCTTATATCTTGCAATATTGAGATTTAATTTTGTTCTTTGTAAAGCAGCATTCGGTCTATACATATCCTTGTGGCAAGCCATTACAGCTAATCCGGAGCTAATCGCAGCATCAAATTTTGTTCGATTATTTATATCGAACTTAGACCAATCGTTTAAAGTGGCATTAAAATACATACTGCCGTAAGTGCCATCTTCTTTTAATCCAATGTACTTATCTATGTACATCTCAATAGCGGCCGCATGCGCTTGCTTAATGTCCTCACTGGAGTTTGGTATACCCCCAATTTCTTTTTCAGTTACAGAAAGCTTGTTCCACAATCTGTCAGGTCTATTCATAGAATAACCCCTATACCCTCTACGCTTAAAGTAGTAAAGTAATCTAGGTTTGTTATTCTCAGCTAATAAAGGCATTCCGTAAAAGACGCAAGCCATTAGCACGTCTTCAAAAAATATCTCCGCAGTTTGAGGCCTAGCTATATATTCTAAAAAGAATGTACTAGGTGGTGCGTCTTCCATGCTAAACTTTGTTAGTCCATGCAGCGCACCTTTTGAGCCCTTGCCGTCGGTAGTACCTGAAATATCGTAACTATCACAGCCGAATGCACCTATATGTTCATTCCCTGGATATTTTATACCGTTTTTAACAATTGATCTGTTTTGCACATCAGCATTAGGTATCCAAGACACTTTAAATCTGCCCTGCGGACTTGGTAAAAACATTACCTTAGTGTCTTTTACGCCTGCTTCCCACTGAAAATTACCGGTGGTTATGATATTAGTATTACGCAGATCGTCGTTATAATCAATTTGTTCGTAGATTTTTGCTAAGTTAAAAATACTATTTTTAGTTTCATCTCTAAATGCGTGCTCAGTGGTACGCGGGAACTGTCTATAGTATTCATTTAACGCATCCTGGTCACCCTTAAGGCCTTCAACTTCATTGTTCCAGTAATCTATAACTCCTGTATCAATAGTATCACCAAACGGATCTAAAATGGTTTCTTCTTTTGGAGTGTCAAATACGGGTTGTCCATGCTCATCAATAAAACCTTCATAGTTCCATTCCATAGGAATAAACAAACTGTACAATCCTGATTTTGTTTGTCCGTTATTATTGCGCTTAGTAACGTCAGAGTCGTTGTAAAGCTTTTTAAAATTTCCGCCTCCTTTTTCTAAAGCGTTTGATGTAGAACCCATCATACACTTGCCTATAATGCGACTACCTAACCTAAGACACGTTTTTGTCACGCGCCAATTGTTTAGTATATTGTCTGGTCTTTCCCACTTACCACTTTCATCGTGCACTAGTAGCTTTAGCTTTTCACCATCATAAGAGTTGTCTCCGGTGTTTTTCCAATCAATAGTTGTATCTAGACCTTCCATTTCAATACGCGTCTCCTTTGACTGTATAGATTTACGGGTTAGCTTAGAAGCAGGAACCCTATATGCCAGTTCAGTCTTCGGTCTATCCATACCATCTTGTATAGGTTTGAAGAAAAACGGGTAGTTAAGGGAAATTGGTACAACTTTGTCGGTAAACATTTTCTTAGCGTCACTACCTGATTTTGATAGTATACCGAATCTAGCGTCGCCTGATATGGTCGCAAGGTTAACGGTTTCTCCTGATGCCATAAATGAGAATCCACTCCGTCTGTTTTTAAGGTAGCACATTCCGTAAGCTCTTGTGTCCGCTTTAACGGCTTCCCAGAATATATAAAACAATCTGTTTGCTTCTCGGTAATCTGGGTGGCCAACATCGATCTTACTCCACTGCAGGTACATGTAATGAGTGCCAGTAATATAAGTTGGGACGTCTTTGTTATAAAACCAATAACCGTTTTCACGATTGTTAAATTCCTCATCTATATAGCCCTCCCACTTTTCTTTAAATTCATTTGAATAAGACTGCCAATCGAATATACTTTTAATATTTTTAAGCTCCTTAGGATACTCCTTAACGGTCCATTTGTTAGCTTTTTTATTTAAGTTTTTAGGGACCGGCGGTAAACCTATAACCAATCCTTGTATATCTATTATTTCGCCGACTTGGCCTGTCTTACTTATGACAATTAGATCTTGCTCTTTATTATAACCATACTTCCACTTTTTACCTTTATTTAATCGGTGTAGCGTAGTATGCTTTATAGGCTCTACTGTTTTTACTAAATTCTGCTCGTACATTATTTAGATCTTTTTTCAGCAAACCCTGAAAAAGCTTCTTTCTTTTCTTCTTTAGGCTTGTTCTCTAGTATGCGCTCTTCGTCTTGGATACGATTCAATATTTCAAAAGCATCAAATATAGCTAACTTTTTAGTGGCTGCTGCGTTTTTTAATCGATCAGCAGATATATCATCATCAGAATCAACTATAGCTTCTTTAGCAACTTTAATAAGTTCTTCAACAGCTTTGTGACCAGCTAGGATTATATTCCTCTTCGTTTCCTTGATATTCATATTCGACTGTAATTTGATTGGCGGGCACACGGTATAATCGTTCGCCCTCTATATTAAATTCGTATTCCATACCAGGCTTAAAACCCACCAACGCTCCTGCTTCAAAACCTTCACTAGCATACTTAATAATACCTATTAAAGGTTCCTCTTTATGTAAGCTAAATTTATCTTTTGCTTTTATAGGTTTTACAAAACAAAAACCAGGCAAAGCATTCCATTCGCTATTGCGTTTGTATGCATAAACCTGGTCAGGATATACAAAGAACATATCTTCTTTATAAAACGCTCGGCTGTTTTTTTCTTTGCCTCTAACGTCTCTAAATCTTCTAAACACATTATGATGCACTATTATTTCGTCACCTTCCTGTATATCACTGTTGGTAATTTTAGGTACGCTATTAACTACGCCAAGCCTGCTCGTGTAGTGATGGTTTTGTACTTCTGTATTTAACAGCAGCTTTTTGCCGTTTATTTTTTTTTCGCTAGTAGATCGCCCCTCTTTTGGGCTAACTATAAAGTTGTATACGCTTTGCATTACCACTTAAGATCATATTCGATGGATATTGCCATGTTCTTGTTAAAGTCTTTCCACGGCATTACTAGTTCACCTTTTTGTATATATACAGAGTACTTATCAGATTCCTCTAGTATATTCACTATAGTATGACCACCATACACTTCCTGTCCAACAGAATAGTGCATGGCGTCATTTTTATAGTCTTTCCCAATACTAATCTTCCTTATTATCTGCATTTTCTGCGATAGTTCCGTCAACTAAGCTAACGCTTACATTGCCGTAGGATTTTTCCAGATTAACTTGGAATACATTAAGCTCTTCCTTTGCTTTGTCTAATTTGCTAAGAAGCTCCATTTTTTGAACTTCTAACCCACCAATGCTTAGCTGAGTTTGGTTAATTAATTGCACGATTGCTTGAAGGTTTTCTAGCTCTTCAGCTTTAATCTTTTCGACTTTGGTTTCTTTTACTTTTTTCATTTTTTTTGGTTTAATATAATTAAATTATTGTTATATTTATTATCACGTGTTATTCACTCATTACAAGTTGGTTATGCAGCGATAGGACCTAAACTATTTGAGGTTACATTTATTGCCCCATAAGAATTAGTAGCGGTGACAATACAAACTATTGTTTTACCTACGTCATCTGACA